CTATCTCAGTATTTGTCGGTTCCCATTTGCCATCTTTTTTTACAATAAAATAATAATGCTCGCTGCTCTGTTGCGCGACATAAGCTCCGTCGTTGACGGTGTTATGAGTAAATATTATATCTCCCTCTTTATAGCTTTTACCCTTTTGAAGCCCACAGGAAAGCCTACCTCCCTGAGATACTAATTTTTGAATTTCTGGGGCAGTATTCTTACCCGTGCCCTTATCTTTGTATTTTTCAACAATGTCTACATAATTTTTTAAATTTTCTTTTATAGCTTTTATGTTTTCATATAAGCCATGACAAGCTGTTTTACAAAATTGAGCTTGAAGTTTATCGCCTCTACTGAGTAAGTTGGCTATGCCAATTCTATTGCCGTTGACTTTAGCTACTATATCCGCCTTGCCGCCGCTGATTGTTGCGCCTTTATTTAAGCTTCTTATTTTAATTCTTTTAAAATATCCTTGACCCACTTTTCGCATAATTACATAACCTGCGCCGCCAGCGCTGGTACTTCTGGTCACGCCCTCGGCGACAGTACGGGGGGTATATAATTTTATGCCATCAATCGTTGGAACTTCAAACGTGACGTCTTGGCCGTTGAGTATCGTAGCGGTGGCATCTAATTTAACACCTATTATTTCACAAGGTTCATTTACTTCGTTTCCAGAACCAAGCGCTATCTCCGAATCGCTCGCGCCAAATAACTGCCGCACTTTCACCAGTAGAGAGTCATAGGTACTCTTAGCGCCTTCCCACAAGGTCTTCACGTTTGTAGCAATATCGTATTGTTGCGCGGACGACTTAACCCAACTCATGATAGCATTATCGCTAGGAGTAACAACCAAGAAAGGCGATGCGTGCTTTATTAGCCCAGCGCTAGAAGTAAAAGAAAGTACACCGCCGCTACCTCTACCTTTTTTCCTTATGGTTCCAAAAATACCCGCTAAAGTTCCGATACCAAAAGCGCAAAGGTTAGCTATCACAAAAGAGGCCAACCCTTTTTTTACGGTACTATAATTCGGCATGGCTGGTTTAGGGTCATTTTCTTGCATGAAGTTTTCCCAGTTCCAAGCCTCGTTAGACAAGCTCAAAGATTTATAATCAGTGGTTCCGTGAAGTTCGTTTAGCCTTGCCGCGTGACTGTCAAACCAGTTCGGGTCAAAGTTTTCTGGACCACCTATGGCTATGAATCTTCTGTTGCTGCTGGGGTCGAATGCACCGTGTTGTGATATGAGGAATTCATTTTTTTTCCATAGAGCCTTGCTAAATACGTCACCCATTTCCCCTTGGCTCCACCAATCACTCGGGCTCGTGCTTAGTGGCGTAATGTTCTCAGTGGCTCCTAAAGCAAAACCAGGGTGCCAGACGTTTGTGTGCTGATTACCCATTTCAGTTTCATATGCGAGATATCTAGCATCTTTAGCGTGCGTTGGCGTGAACTCGTCTTTGTTCCATTCTATTATGGCATTTGAATATTTATCTTCGGCTTCCTCGAGGCTCTCATGCATCATCCACGCGCCATAAGTTTTCATTAAATGCCCGAAAAATTTGTTCATATTAGAATAATCGTATCTTCTGTGACGAATATTCATTATCGGCATTCTTTTGGCGTTTCGAATGTCAGTGAGGAACGCCTCTCTTGACTCATTATCTATTCTTTCTAGTGACCCTGTATTATCCGCAATGCCCATCACATTATGGTGATTTTCCGCCACCTCAGTCGGGTCCAAAGCTAAAAGGCTACCTATTCCCTTAAACCTGTTGACCTTCCCAAAGTCTTTAACGGTTGGGTCATCAGAAAGCTTATCGTTTACTGTTGGTCCCCATATGACAACGCCCTCGGTCTTTTTAGGCAGAGCCATTGGGTCCCTTGTTGAATTGTCAACAACGCTTCCTCTAGTATTTAAAATTACATATCCAGCCATCTTCTAATATTTACACTTTCATGATTGTGGTTTTTGTTTGTTTGGGCCAAGTTTTATTCTCGACTCTTGTAAATTTTTTAGTTGCCCAATCTTCTAATTCTATATATAAATGCCTTACGGGTATATCTGGGTCAACTTGAGCTTCAACGGTGGTCGGTGTTTTAAACAGAGCAAACATGGCCTCCAACCTTAAGGCTCTAGTTTTATCCATGTTTATCTTAACCCAATCAATATAAGTGCTCTCGCTGCTATACCAATACGGCGGGTTCATAGATAATTGCAAAAATTGTATTTCAATATCTGACTCACTTACTGTACCGTCGTTCAATTTTGAATGATTTCTTAAATACAAACCAGAGGATAAGTCTTTCGAGTACCCGTCGTCTATACTCGCGGGACTATCGGAGTGCTCCATTACTTCAATCAACTCCTTTGGCCTAATAAAATACCTTGGATAAGGGTCAACGCCCAGCCTGTTCTGAGACATAGGTACCGCGTAAAGTCTGGCCTTAAATCTATAATAATTTGAAAATGATATAATAGTATTCATAAACTACCTTTAGCTGTTAGCTTGACTCTCTTTCATTTTTACCCAAGACCTCATCTTGGAGTTCATATTTTTAATTCCGCTGTTAACTAACAACATGTTATTTTCGTTTTTAAGATTTTTCGTTGCCTGTTGCATTGCTGATTTATAAGCCTCTTCCTTGGAGTCTCCAAAGCCTGAAACTGTCGAGAATAAGGTGATAACGTTTCCAGAAGTCATTGGGTGCTCTTGGCAGGGAATGACAGAGAGCTTTCCATCAAAGCCGACAGAGTTACCATTGAAAGCCCAGTGTTCTATTTTGAAAGGTGTTCCAGCGGGAATTTTTCCATCCCAATCTACATCATGGATTTTGCCAGAGACTTTTTTGTGTCCGCTGTAATGAGTGTATAAAGCGGTTCCTGTTAATCGGTTAGCCGCAAGGCTGGGTATTAAGTTTCCTGCGTTGTCCATGTTAACATACGCAAAATACATACCTCCAGACAGAATAGAATCTTCATAAATCATTGCCGTGTCTGACGAAGGAAATCTGTATCCACTTTCTTCTATTAAAAACTTTCCGTTTCCTGTCGCTACGTATTTGTTTCCGCTGTAAGTAGCTGCGGTCACGCCGTCTGATTTATATTTTTGTATTTCTCCAGTTTTTAGAAAGACTCCGTCAGCCGATTTAGTTAAATGAGGAGATACAAATATAATCTTTTCGTTTAGCAAGCCATTAGCCTTGGTAAATTCGTCTCCATACAAATCCCAACTGTGTATTGCTGGGTTGGGATAAACAGAGATTACCTTAGATTTGGGGGAAAGAGGTTTAATTCTTGGTATTAATGGAGCTTCTGTAGCAGGACCATTTAGCCCTTGGGTGGAGTCAACGTTACCGTAATAAGTCGGGCCTACAACGTAAGGGTATTTTGGGTCATTGTTGCTGTCGATACTTGCAAAATAAGCGTACGTACCGTTGGGGTATTCTGGCGTAATACCTGTTCTTCCGTTGTGTGTATCTAAATCTCCCAGCGCGCTAACGTATTCATAGTCTTCTATATAATACCCCGAAACATAAGTAGAATCAAAATTGGGACCGTCAGTTCTGGAGGAGGTCTGCTTAAGTCTATAGCTCGGCTGTAAAGTTTTTAACGCGCTCGAAGGGTTTCCTGGGTCAGAATAACCTACTGGGCCATATATAGGGTAACCATCTTTAGCGTATCCGATTATGGCCGAATGAGAGCCTGTAGCCGTAGAGTGAGCACAAACAGAAAGCGACTTGTAGTGATAACTATTTGTATTTTCTATATTAGTATCGTTATGAATTGAGCCAAAGCAATTATCCAATAAGTTAGCTTCTGAAACTAAAGAGTTTTCATGCCAAACCCCAGAGTCGTTATAGCTTTTGCCGTTATTGACGCTATGTAAAAAAACGCCATTAGTAAACACGCCCGCAGCGCCAGATTGTACAGCTACAGGCGCAGAAGCTTGGGATAAATTCGAATTTCCAGTATTCTTAAATTTAAATGACTTTAAGTTTAAATCAGAATTTGGATAACCATTTTGGTGTTCAGGTCTAGAGGGGGTTTCTACATGGATATGGCCAGAGACACCAGTTGTATACATTACGTCTTTAGCGTTATAGAGCACTTCGGCGTCGTCCGCAAAAATTTTAAGTTTGCCGCTCTTAACAACAATCAAATCCTCAACGTTTTGAATTGCGCCTTCAGCTTTTAAATATACATCATAATTATACGGTCCGAGCCAAGTGCCTCTTATATGAGGCTCTACGTATCTGTGCTCGCCCTTTTTGAAGTAATCGTAATGAAACGTTTTTGGCGTAGACAAATCAGAGACAGCGCCGCCGATTAATTTTTTGGTTTTTTTGTTTAGTCTTTCGTATTTTGGTAAATCAGTAATGCTGTAAAAACGGTTTAAAAAAGTATAATTTTGAAAAGACATAAACAGCTTATCATACACAGTGGTAGAGTAAAGATAAGAGGCCTTGTTTGTTAAATTGTAATAAGTTGTATAAGGTGACTGCCCGCCCTCTGGGTGTTTGCAAGCTATATTGCCACCGTTTAATGTAAGCTCTAAATTATCATTGGTGTCTACGAAGCCTCTAGCAAAAATATAGCCCCTTTTGTCTACATGAATAGGAATTCCTTTGTCTTTCATTATTGGGAGTAAATCGTCTCCCTCTTGAAGATTATAGTTTTCCTCTCTCCGATTGTATTTTTTAGTGCCAGCCATACTTATATACCTTATTCCTCAGTATATTATACTAAAATTTATTACACATAAATATAAAAAAAACCTCCCTTTTTAGGGGGAGGTGTGAATTTGAGTTGTTATTTAGACTTAGACAGCCAAGCCAACCAACGCGCGAGCGTCCAAGCAAACACGGCCCTCTTCGAGGTATCCGTAGAAGCCCATCTTCTCGGCACGGGTAACGAACTGGTCGTCAGGCAACACACTAAAGGTGCCACCGCTATCGTGCTCGCGAGCAACCGGACGAACGAGGGACTCTCTAGAGAGGTCCACGCCGACGATTAACTCATCAGTCGTACCAGCAGTGCTGAATGTACCACCGCCACCACCATTAAGAATGGTGTTGGAGCCAATCAACGAACCGAACAGCTTGTTGTACTTGCGGGTGCTGCCAAGCTCAAGGAGCTCATGCAGAACGATGCCGTACAGGGAGCTCATTCCACCGCTGTTCCAGATGTTTTCACGAACATTGTCGGGAAGAGCAATTGGGCCAGTGCCGATGTTAGCGCTACCTTGCTGCGAGTTAACAGCGTGATAAGCAAAGGCTCTCACTTGCTGCATCATCTCAGGCGACATGAACAGGTCGGTAAGCCCTTTGGCAGTCAAGCCTTCGGGAGAACCACCAGCGTAGTCGGTGTTGATACGTTTGATGTGGGTCATCAGTCTGTTGATATCATGCGGGATGAACTCGTTAGCGTCACCCGAACCAATAACGTGCTTGGTGCTGTTAGTTTCAGCATCAGCGAGAGCTTTGAGCAACACGGCCCAAGCATTACGCTCTTGCTTCACGAGCACTTCGTTCGACATTCTTTCGATACCCTTGCCAATAACGTCAAGACGAGCCTTGCGAGCATATCTCTTGAGCCAGCTAATAGCGCTGTCAAGACGATAAGTAGCAATCTTCATCTCAGCGAGACCGGAAACCTCGGAGGTGGGAAGACCACCAGCGATGTTTTGCGACCACACCTGTACGTAGTCGGCTCCTTGGTCATACCAAAGGTCCAACGGAAGGCTGGGGTTATCATCTTCATCATATTCAAGGTCGTTATAAAGAACGCTAGCACTGCCAGCGTGCATCAACACTTTTTGTACGACGGGGCCGATAAAAGCTGCGAAAGCCTGAGAGGCTTCTGCGGCTGCGACCACGTCTTTCGAACCCATCGCGCGGATAAGCTCTACTTGTTCTGGAGTATTTTTAAGTTTCAATTTCATATTAATTTCTCCTATGTTTACAGTTCTAGTTTAACCAAGGCGAACCCGCTAGCATCTTTGCCACCAAGGGCGATGCCAATAGCTTTCTCAGTCGTGGCTTGGGTTGAGGTTAACTCGCCGCTTGCGCCAGCGTATACAGTTCCGCCAGCCGAAGGAGCCCATGTACCATGAGCGCTCTTAACGATGACTAAACCGCGTGTTAGAATCGGAACAGATTGTCCCGGTACAACTACTCCCATCTCGGCGGCTTTGCGAGGGTTGAAAACAAGCTTCTCGCCGTTTTCATCGGTCTCTTTCATAGCTACCAGAGTCATACCGAGTGGGTCATCTCCAACGGAGACAGTTTCCACTTTGGCATCAAGACTCCAAGTTGTTGAGAGTACGTTTCCATAAGTATTTCCGACAGCGGAACCCAAGTCTACTTGGTCGTCGTCGGCTTTCCAGCCTGTGTTAATCTTAACCATTCGACCCGCATCCACTGTAGTAGTGGACATGGTAAATAGGTTGATAACATCATGCTCATCGTATTGTCTGAATGGTCTTAGTTCTGACATAATATATTTCCTTTATTTATAAATTAGTTTTTAATGTTGAAATTTTCCAAGCTAAAAGCGTCCTTATACTTCTCGTAAAGAGTGGGAGCTTCGGCTTCGGTTGATGTCGCAACAGCGTCATTTTCAACTTCAGCGTTATCAATAGCTTTTTCCACTACTTCCTCGGAGTCTTCTTCAGAAGCCTTGGCTTCTTCGGGCTGCTCTTCGCTTGCTTCGATTACTTCTTCCTTAGAGGCTTTGGCTTCTTCTTCAGCAGCAGCAAGGAGTTCCTTGTTTTTGCCTTTTAGAAGTACGGCCATTTTCTCTTTGTAAGAATTAAAATTCTCTTCGTCCAAATCTTGAATATCCGAAGCGATTACCTTGCGGTCTCCGTCATCAAGTTGGTATTCTTCGTCGAAGGACGCCATTCTTTGATTGAATGTTTCCTCAGCTTCTTTAGCTGCCTTTTGCTCTTGCAAAACGTCAAGCGTTTCAGCAACAGTTTTAAGCTCGTCCTTTACTTTATCATGCTCTTCAGTCAGGCTGGCGAGTTGTTCTTGTGCGTCTTTAATCAGCGAATCTTTCGCGTCTTTTTCAGCAACAAACTCCTCAGATGCCTTCTTGAGTTCATCTTGGATAAAGTCATGGACAGCCGAAGCTTCCAGTGTCTTCAACGACTCGTCATTGATATCTTTCATGCATGTGATTTTCATAACTACGTCTTTTTTAATATTTACATCGTTATCGCTAGAAAGAGAAGTATTTTCTGCCGGTTTAGGCTCGTTTGGAGCCGCTTCGCAAGCGTTGTCTTCTTTCTCTTTTTTTACTTTAACGCATTTGCCATCTTTCTCCTCATAACCTTCGTTACAATTCGGAGGGTATCCAGCCTTTTCATCGGCTTCGCTTTCCTCTTTGACGGCTACTCCTTTAACATCGGCTGCTGGGGTTTCAGTTAGTCCTATACCAAGCGGAACAACTTGCTCTACTACTTTTCGGTATATTTTCCTACCGTCTTCCAGCTCTCCGGTGCCTCCCTCGGTTCTTAAAAACGCTTTTAAAGCGTCTTTTTCGATAGAGGAATTTATTGTTATAGCATTCTCTATGTTTTTGTTGTCTTTATCTAAAATAACTAAATCATAATCAGAAAAACCTAATTCCCAGCTTGCGGAAATCTTTTGGTAGTTTTCGCTTGTTGGGTCATTAGACTCTTCAATGAGGTCAGTTAGAGTGGAGTTGACAATTCTCCAAACAACCCCGCCCAACGTCACGTTGAAGGGGCCTTTTAATTCTTTCGCTTGGTCTTCGGTAAGCGGTTTGTCTGTACCAAACTCACTGAATCCAGCTGTTAAAATCGTGCCAATAATCTTTTGCCTATTATGCTCAATATTAATTGGTTTATTAACGAAGTCTTTGTAAACGTCTACAGCGGTAGACGTATCAATAACATCACCATTCTTATTAACTCTATTAACAACGCACGCATTAAAAGCGATTGGAAGTAAGTCAATATTTTTTTCCGTATCCACGTTAGGGACAAAATCAGCAACTTCCAGCAAGCTGGCCATAGCTAAATACTTATCCTTTTCTTCGGCAACGAGGGGTTTAATTGTAGAACTAAAAATTGTTGTATATTTCATACTAAATAAAAGAGTTGTCCTGAATGTAGTAAAAGATAGTGCATGCTCCAGCGCTGGGCGCATCAATGTAAATACCCTTATTCTCGGCTACGCGTAAAGCACCGGGAAATCTGATACCATCTGCGTCACCCGGAATAATCGCAAGGATATCGCCCGTTGACGTAGCGCCATTGTGGTCTTCCCTTAGGTTTATTTGGTTATCTGTCATAACCCCTAAGATAACTAGGTGTTTACCTGCGCCTGGTGGAGCAAGTTCAGTTTCGTGTCCACCCGTGGTTGAATAAACCACATCACATGGTTTAGCCCAACCAGTGCGGTCATAGCTATAGTGGCCGTTCTTTCCCATTTATAAGCCTTTTAGTTTCTTCTGCATCTGCCCCTAGGAGCATCTCCAGAGTTGTTGTTGTCTTCTTTTTCTACGACCTCTTCAACGATATCCTCGATGTCCTCGATGATTTCGTCATGAATTTTGTCATTATTAATTTTGTCTTCCATAATAATTTCTCCTTTAAATATATTTCTAACTATTGCCCGTAGTTCTTCTATAATTGACATAATCTAACCAAGTGTCTCCGGTCCAATAGAGGCGGTGCCCGCCTTCATCTTTAGTGTCTCCAACTTTATGGTGAGAGGGGGCTTCTTCTGTCACTTCTTCAATGACCTCTTCCACCACGTCTTCGACTACCTCTTCAACAGGCTCTTCGATGGGTTCCTCCTTACCGTTAGCTTCAAATAACCATTTTTTCATCTCCATAATAGATATTCCTTTGTCATAGTTTACACAAAAATACTACATATTCGACATTAATTCGAATATTACAAAAGCGCCCCCTAATTCCTTGGGTGGAAAAAGGGGGGCTAGTGTTTGACTATGAGCTATGTGGGCTAGGCGTCTTTACACGCGCACCCACAAGCCTCGGTACATTCGCCTGAGTCGCAACAACCAGCGTTACATCCGCAAGAACACTTGTCATTACCCCAGTTGCAGCCAGAGGCAAACATCATAGTAAATACTGATAATAGTAGTAGTTTTTTCATTCTTTCTCCATCGTTTTAAACGGTGCGGGTCTAGTTTCCAAAAAACTTGGTCGCCCGTCTTTATTCGTTTTGTAAATTCTTAACATAAAAGGAAAGCTTTTAGTCGTTTCATCTTCATCAGCAGTTTCGCCAGCTTCCTCCTCCTTCTCTTTAGGCTCATGCTCAACAGGCATTTTCTTTAATTCGTCTTCCGAAGGCATGGCTACCTTTGGGTCTAGCGCCCACATTAATTTATGCTTTTCGCAATATTCTTGCATCCTACGGACGGGGACAATGAGATTAAATCCCTCACCGGCACCCCGAACAAGCATCCCAATATATTTAGCGTCTCCCTTTAAATAGACTCCGCCACCCGAAGAACCTGGAAATGCGGTAACCGTCGTTTGGTCAAACACATGCTTATTTAAAGATTTAATGATTCTTCCGTGTTGAGAATAGATACCATCGGTCATAGAGTTTGCGCCCATTTGGCCTAGGAGAGAACCTACATGAAGTAGGTCCGTGCCTAAACCTGGGATTTTATCCTCGAGATAAAAGGTGACTGTATCTTTTACAAAATTAAATTTACGAATACGCAGTAGAGCTAAGTCGTGCCCGTCTTTCGCGTCTGAATACTTTAATACTTCCGCGTCCATTTGAAGTCTGCCGACAGTTCTGCCGTTCTGCCTAATCTCCTTAACCACCATTGGGTCTTTAAACTCAACGATTGTTTTGGGGGAACCGTTAACCACGGTTTTCCTTGTCTTTCTTAAGTTGTCTATAACGTGGGCGGCTGTCCACACAAAGTTTACTTGGTTTCCTTTCGAGTCTTTTCTTGTGAAAATGACCCCAGAGCCCTCCCCATTTGAGAAGTCCCCTTCTGACCTAATTGTTACGGAAACCGTTTGAAGATGCTCTGCGGTTTTGGAGTCTGCTTCTGCTGCGTGAGAGCTAGTTAGCAACGCGAAGCCCAGTACGAATGCTGCGGCGATATTTTTCATAATGTAAAATTAACAATCAAAATAAAGATTAGAGCTTGGACCATCATTCTCAATGTACAATTCGTCTATATCTTCAAAGTGATAATCTAAATCGTAGTATTCAATATCAGACTTGGCTTTATCAAGGTCCTCATCGGACGGTTTGAAATAGTCTGTTATATCTACTAATTCATTGTAGGTAGGCTTTTTGCTAATATCTAAATTTAAATCATCAATTTTACCGGCGACCATGCGTAGAAATAAATTAACCCTCGCCAAACCGCGTTCGGTATTTGTTGACTGAGGGTCATTTTTCATTCTAGCGCCATTGCAGAAAACGCTTTTGAGTTGATGTAGTTTAATTCGTTTAGAATGTTCTGAGTTATGGTTTTTAAGTTTATCATCCAAAACTCCTAATACTTTCTTGGAAAACTCTATAGCTTCCGACTGTTCCTGCTGCGGGCTCTTAACGTCTGTAACGTCAAGCTCTACGCTAGGCGTTTCCGCTGCGCGGCTGTTTGTGTGATGCAAGTCGTAGTCTAGTTTATCCATTTTTCAGCTTTCTTATTTTACACGTAATTAAAGATAATTATAAAAAATTATGTATAATCTCCATTTAATAGGGCGGTAAGATTGTTTATTCTCTCAATTAACTTTCTTATGCCTTCTTGCTGGTTTCTGATTACTGCTTCTTGCTCGTTTATATGTTTGACTGTTCCGCCTAGATTTTGCTCCATTCTTATAAGGCTCTCCTTTAAAAAATGGTTCTCACTTCTAAGTTGAGATTCCACACTCATTATATGAACACTAAGCCAAACTACGAATCCTAAAACAAAAAGAACCACCCCGAAATTAATTGCTTCGATGTGGTTTTTTACCCAATTCCAAGAGTTTTTAATGGTTTTCATAAGGTTCCTCTATTTTGGGTTACACACAAAAAAACGCTCTCCCATGCGAAAAAGGAGAGCGTTAAGCCTTATGACGATAAACCTGCGCTGTTATTCTTGGAGGTCTAACGCTTCATGGAGGTCACGAACAGCCTTATCCACAAGTGCGTGTTCGTCATAAGTTAGCTTGCTCTGCCTTGCGAGGTTTACAAGCAAATTGAAAGATTGCTGTAGATTAAGCTCTTTTGGGGCCTCTACGGCTTGCTGCTGTTCGTTGGTTTCTTCACTCATATGTTTATAATATTAACATAAAAGCTAACGGAAAGCAAATTTAATTTTCTTCTAATTTAGCTTCTAGCGCCTCGACTTTGGCGGCTAGCTCTTGAACAGCTTTAAGTAAGCATGTGTTTATTAGGTCGTAATTTACAGATTTTAAAGCGTCTTGCTTTTCTTCTTCGGATAGATTATGGTAATTGGGTACGCCTATAAATGCGAGGTCGTCTACCCCCACCTCTTCCAGAACCGCTTCTAACTCTTGGGCGATTAGACCGCAGTTTTTTCTTGGGGTAGCGTCGGTTGTTCTTCTGAATTCTACGGGTCTAAGTTTTTTGATAAAATCCAAACCTAAAGACAAATCTTCAATATCCGTTTTGATTCTAGCATCAGAATACCACCATTGAGAAATGCGCCAACTTCTAGCTATAAAGCCTTCATTAAAATATCTACTAGGAGAACCAAGCCTAGAGCCGTAAACTATTTTTATGCTTGAAGCTCCATAGTTCCCCCTGCCCCATTGGTCACTTTCCTGTACTCCAATACCCCAAAGCTTGCCGTACAAGCTCGAAGTAGTTGGGCTAACGCCCGCTGACAATGTGGCCTCGGCGGCTTTTTCAGCAGCAGTTACATCTATTGCATTTGTGTAAGGCTCGATGTTAAATGATTTAAGACCTATACCAGTGCGGGTCAGAAGTACAGACTTGACTGTATTAAACTGAACGTTGCTGGTTGTGTCTACGGATTGGTTTGCTGTATAGGTGGTGTACCCTTCGCCGTTGGTTAATTGATTGTTGTTTGTTGGGATTGTTGTGCTGTTAAACGCGTTAGCGCCAAATGTATAAGACTGGTCTGTTGTTCCATTAACGCTAAAAGTTAATTTATTAATATCATCGCCAGTACCTTTTGTGATACCATCTAAATAATTGTTGGTGTCCGTGGAGCTGATGGTGAATTTGTTTGCGTCTGTTCTTGTGACTGAAGTTGCTCCGTCGCCCACGAATTCAATGTCATCTGTGACCGGAGTAGCACTGGAATCAGTTAGTCTAAGTTTGGTGGTGCTGTCTGGGATGCTTATTGAATAGGTTGTGTTGGTGTCTGTATCCGTAAACAGCGCATTAGCTGGAACGTCTGTCAGCACTTGTGTCGCTAAGGCAAACGTACCCTTGGTTTCATAAGCCGCGCTTTTGAGACCCAAGAAAGTTTGAACCTGACCATCAGTAAAGTCATAATGAACGGTGCCCCCATTTACCTTACCAATTATATGTTTTAAAGCGGTAGTTGTTGTGTTAGCTGCTGTGGCTAAATTTGTATCGCATTTTATTTTGGTAACGGTTAGTTTATCTTCGTGAGGGTTATAAAATATATTTGCGTCCGTAAAGAGTGATTCAGCAGCGGCGGCGGAGTTGTTGTCATTAACAAAAGTTAAATAATGATTTGAATTATTATTATATGTTTTGGGGTTTGTGTTGGGAACTACCTCGCTGACGTCTCTTTGTATTGTATTTATTGTATCTGCTACGCCGCCGTTTGCGGAGCCAGCCGTGGTCGCGTAAGGAACGGTAATGTACCCCAAGTCGGTACTGCCATCGACAGCTTGAAGCCCAATCTTATTGTCGTTGTTTCCCGAGCCTACCACAAGGCTTCCACCAAGGGCGGCATCTTTTAGGTAGAAGTTTAAACTGATATTACCATTAGTGGGAGCGAGGTCGCCTGAGTTTTGAGCTGTACGCTCAACGTTGGTGTATAATTGGCCATGCGTTATTAGCTCTATTTGACCCACGCCACCACCGCCACCTTGCCCAGCGGACTCTTCTTTGAAGCCAATGATTTGGCCTTTTCTATTAATCTTGAGTGTGGGGTATACCGTAGAGCTGCCGATTATAATTTCATCCGCCCAATCTGTCGAGGCCACCGTGGTCATGTTGACTCCTGCTGAAGCGTCTATCTGAGCTTGTGGGTTTGCGGTGGGGTCTATGAAACTTGCTAAATGGTCAAACAGCTTTGAATCAAAACTTATATTAGCGCTTCCATCAAAAGAGTTTGTTATGCCATCTATATCGCCAGCCGCTTGGCTGGAAGTTTTACCAATGGTTATATCTCTCGCGGTTTCTAAAGCTGTAGCTGTAGCGGCATTGCCTGTTGTGTCTTGGTCCCAAGTAGGGACTGTACCCAACTTAGAGTACGCGATAGCCGCGTCAGATTTAATATCCGCATTTACAATCACGCCAGCAGCAATAGAAGTAGCGTTTCCTACAGAAGTAACATCTCCTGTTAAGTTAGCGTTTGTAGTTACTGTGTCTGCGTTACCTTCTAGTGCGCCAATGAATTTTGTTGCTTTTGCGTTGCCATTGACTTCTAGTAATTCGGTTAGGGTACTCGTTGTGCCTATGCCAACATTTCCATAATTAAAAACATATTGAGAAGCACCGAATTGCAACCCCCTGTTCGATGTACCATTCTTCTCCGATTTAATCCAAGAAGTGCTGGTCGCAGTATCGAACATTAAGTGGAGCCCATCGCTTCCTACTGGACTAGCTGTGCCGCCATCAGTAATGGACGTGCCCCCTACTATCTGTAATTTATTTACTGGCGCACTTGACCCCGTGCCTACGCCAACATCTCCCGTATCTGTGATAACCATTTTAGGCGTGCCTAGGAACGTGGGCTGTACAGAGCCTTCCACATGAAAAGCCATGTAATCTGGCGTAGATGTCCTGTGGGTTATCATGGACCCGTGGCCCGCCCTACCGAATCTTATACCTCCGTCATTATTGGACTCGATGTCCAACATGATACTGTCACTGCCCGAGGACTGTTTAATATGCAGCAAAGACGAAAGCGCGCCTGTTCCCGTGCCTATGCCAACTTTTCCATCTGGGTGAAGAGATAATACTTCAGTAGTCGGGCTATCGTCACTTATAAACCTCAGTCTATCATTAGCAATAACAGTCCACTCACCTTGACTGTTTTTCATCTTTACGCCAGCGTTACCTACTCCGGAATTTTCGACAAAGAAGTAAGTGTTGTTAGTATTTGCACCATTGTAAAGTTTGACTGTATCGCTATTAACGTCAAGACGACCATTAGTACTGACGCTTCCATCATCTAGTATAGTCAAAGCCGCAGGTGAGCTCCTAGTGCCAAACACTAAATTGGGATATCCGTCAGTGGTGGTATAATCTACTTTTATAGAAGCCATCACTGTAGTGGCTGCGACACCTTGCGTAAAAGCAATACCTCCATAATTGGTGGCGTTAGATGTTGTACCCTCATTGTTAATAACTAGTTGGTACTTCGGCTCTTCATTAATTCTAGAGATAGCTAATTCAAAATCCGTAGTGGCAGAAGCTTCTATACCAATAGCGACATTACTTCGGGAGCCTGAATCAGCTTTACCGAGTGTCAAATTTGGAACGTCTCTAATTTTAATCATTTTCTAAAAGTTGAATGGATAGGTATCACCTATCAAGTTTCCGTTGTCGTCTGTAAGAGGTATCAAGCTGTCATTAACTAACACATCCAAAACGAATAATCCTCTTCCTTCAGCCGCTATTACATTTCTACCATAATCATAATCATTGGATAGGGCAAAGTTTAACGTGGTGGTTTTGGGCGAGTTAATATCCAAACCATAACTAACTCCTTGGAACTTGCTACCAAAAATTCTAAATTTCATCGCCTCGGCAGATTGATTATCCGTAAACGTTAAATAAATATCGTATTCTTCGTCTTTTTCTAGGTTATCTAAAAAATTACCCTGCCTATCCTCCCCCTCTACCTGAACGGGATACTCTAAATCTTGAGATACCATATCAATAGAATAAGTAGTTTTAACTGGAAGCTGAACAGCTCTATCAGCATAATACTTATAACCAACACAAGATATATTTTCTCTAGACAGAGGTATATTCAGTTTAAATGACTGCATTAAATTAGTATGGAATTTAAGCGGTGGATTTTCGGGCTCTTTGGTTAGGTAGACGTTATCAATCCAAATGGTGGCGTTTGGCGTCGTAGTGTATATATAAAAATTAGACCTAATAACATCAAGCTTTGCTCTCTTTTGTATCTTCACCCAGCCATCTTGATATCTTATAGATTTAAAAGTAGATAAATTATTTTGGTTTCCCCAACCGTCTTGGACGCTGAAAACTACGTTTATAGGACTAACAGAGTCAACTTTAACATACGCTTCTAGTATGTAATATTTATCGACTTCCATTTTATCTGTTGGTAGGGTTACTAAAGCTCCAGCGCCATTACTGCTGCCAACGGATTTTAAAGATTTTGTTCCAGCGTATGAATTAGAGCTATCGCTAGAAACCGCTCCTCTGTAGTCACTAAAGCTTGTAGACTCTGGCTCATTTGCAGCCAGCGTTCCCGCTTCGAAATCAGCCTTAAGTAGAGTATCTAATTGCGAGGGTCTAGTTTCTATAGTGAGTGAGGTGTCGCCCGGCGTAAAGGAATGGTCAACATTAAAATTGGGGTTTACTCTTTTATAGTTTCTTGGTATAATAAACTCAGCGTTCGTGCCTTTGTTATTTTTCTTAAAGTATGATGTTGCAGTTTTCGCATTAAGCCAAGGTACGTGTTGACCCGATGAAGACGGAAGGTATATGACGTTGTCAGCTATGAAAGAGGTGTCTGCCTTGGGCATTGAGCCCACGCTTACGTCCAATGAGTAACTATTAGCGTGACAGTTTTGAAAAACAACCATGCCCATTTTATCCGTATTAGGGTGAGTTAATTCTCTGTATCTCCCAGAGTTTATAAGACCATAGATTTCACTTGGGTCTCTGGCTGGCTCCCTAACATCATCGCTATCTTGATTAACGGCCAAGTAAATATTCTGCTGCTTGTTTCCGCTAACAAAAGTCTCAGAAAACTCTTTATTGAATGCGTTATCTACGTTATAAGATAGAACATTAAAACCCATTCTAGTTTCGTTGTTTAAACCTTCTAGAGTGTGGGTGACAGTTACGTTTACGTCTGGGGGGCTGGTTATGATGCTTTCGTCATAAGAGGCTCTACCGAGCACGCCTATATCTTCACGGTTAACTTGAAAGTCGTAAGTAACGCTTTGAACCCTGTGGATTCTTTTTAGTATTTCGATTTCTTCGCCATTGTCCCCAGTAACCAGTGGGACATTTTTCTCCCCACTAACAAGTCCAAAGAATAAATCTTGGACGTTGTATATTACGCGGTTCTTCTGTAGATTTGCCTCGTCTGCCATACATAAACTTTCCTATTTTTTACTGGCGAGCAAAATACTAGCTAAATAGTCGTCGACTTGATGTTCACCAGCAATTTCCCTTATCTCTTTTATTCTCTCGTGGTTGTGGTCAACTGGCTTTTTGATGTATTTATTTACATTCTTTTCCCAGCTTTTCACTTCCTCGTTGGCTATGATTAAACAGGCGATGCCTTCTGCAATTTCTTTTTGCTGTTTGCTTAAACGTTTAATCTTGTGCTGTTTCCTTAACCCAGCCTCAACAGCCTTGAACAGCTTGTTGGCGGCTACCATATTATCCGTTATTTTTGTTAAACTAAAGCTGGCGTACCTCGATTGCTGACCGTCTCCTATAGGAGACTTATTGCTTTGGTCTTGCGGCGTACCCTCGGGTCGGCCAGCGGGTTGCCCTTCGCCTTTCTCTCCACCCGGTAGGTTGGGAGAGTTCTTAGCTTCTTTTTGGGTGTCTTTTTGAACTTTTTCTTGATGCTTTATTTGCTTGTCAGCTAAAGTGTTTTGGGTATGCGGGCCTCCCATAATCGGCTCGTAAAGACCCTCTTCTTTATGCTTCTTAAAGTCTTTTTGTGAATCAACTGAATTTGTGGCTTCTGGCAATCTTCCTGTTTCAATTGCTTCGATGCCCTCTTCGGCAGTCAAAACACCGACCTCAATCAGTCTGCTGTAAATTCTCAAAAGGTTAGTGTTATCTTTGAGGGATATCTTATCGAAATGTGGAATTGGATAAGATTTGAACCCCACCTCCTTGGCTATCCTTTTGATTTCTGGAATTAAAAATTCATTTAAGAAAGTTTTTCTACCCTGAGCTAAACGTGACACAAACAAATCAACTTTAGCATTTTGATTCGCGTACTTACTTTCTCCAACTAAAATGTTGTTTAAACCGATTTGAATATCTCTGTCTACAACTTCATATTTTTTCGGGTCTAGTAGGGCGGCGATATTGGGCACAACGAACTCGGCTTTGGTGGTATAGTCCGCAATCAACACTCTGCCCACAGACTCGTTCTCGAACAACGACTGCATGGCTTGGAGGTTCTTTTGATTTACTCCGCCTTTGTCTGGCTCTGCACCCATGGTAATTAGCAAAATTGCTTGCTGCATTGTGCGACTCACAGCCATATCCATCTTCTTAAGCTCTGCCTTCCAGTTGATATCCTCTAAAACTGGGAAGCCCATAGGAACAGCAAATGGCTCGTAGTCTTGCTTCTTATAAAATACTGCTGTAACTTTTTCCTTTTGAAGCTCCACCAATACAGAAGAGACTTTTTTCTGTTTAATTAATTTTTGAATGCTTGGGTCTAAACCCCTCAGTACTTGAACATCTTCTTCGGTCCTTGGGTTTTTGAGCCTCTCTAGCTCGTAGTCCGACAGGACTTTATAGTAAGTGCCAGCATGGAAAGAAACGCTGCCACCCAACTGAATATCAGCAGGGTTGAGTATGATGTATTTAGCAGGAAGATTAACGTTCTTGCGGGATTTTTTTGCTCCGTATACCTGAGACACCCTGAGGGCGTCTTCGCTGGTTAGGCTAGCGTCAAACCTGTAAAGAAACACATTGCCAGACCTATAGTATTCTCTGAAGTACCTATCTAGCAGGGAGTTAATATTTAGCTTCTTAAAGAACGCTTCGAAAAAGTCTCTCGATTTTTTATTACCCCCAGTAAAGTATATATCGCCAACGGAAAATTCAGTCATCAAATCAATAACGTTTCTGAAAGTCGCAAAATTATAATAAGCCTTCTGGCATAGAATTACAGTGTCTCTAACGTCTACGTTGGATTTGTTATTTACGCCGCTGGAAGAATATTTATAAGGAATCAATCCCTCATCAATATTTTTGAATCTATCAGTTCTAATTACCCCCGAAGCTTTATTCCTTCTAGTCCTAGTGCTAGAAGTTGACGCAGCAGCTTTTACCTCCCCAGCGCTAGTCATCAATGGGATAACCTCTTCAACCTTTTTTCGCCTTGTACCTGCCATGATATTAAATTTAGTTTAAATTACACGCTTATTAGAGCATTTTGGGCATAAATGTTGCCGTTTCTTCTTTCGGCTTTGCCATCATGTCATAATAACACTTTACGGCCCAATTACCTAACATTAATGTCGTATAGTTGTCTCTACGGGCTCTATTTTGCGTTGTGTCGCGTTTTAAATGCTGCGGAAGGTCAAACGTCTGCACCCCCTTAGCGGTGCTTCTAACCTCAATTAGCGTGCATTGTTTTTTTACTTGATATATAAGGTTATCTTGATTTTCGATTAAGTCAAGTATAGATTCTCCATTTTTGAATTTTAATTTCAAATTTTGATTCGTAGCTCTATTAAAGGCGTCTGGGGCTGGGGATAACCTAGAAGCAAACCAAAGCTTTTTATGGTCAATACAGGCCTGAAGATATTCATTGGCATTTCTAATAAAGTTAGTGGTAAACATCTGCTTGAAGCACTTCACGCCGTCCTGCTTGTTGTAGAGGCGTCTGGCTTTTCTAAGCATCTTCTCTTGGTCTACCCCCTCCTTATCGGAATCAAAGTCAAAAAACTTCATCTGCTTTTTAACGAATGATGAATTTTCATTACATGAGTCTAGAAATTGATAGCCAGCATTATCAATAATAATCATTTCTAAATTGAAGGAATCAGTTACGTAGTCCATATAAGCGATATGGTCTTTAAGGTCTGCTCCAGCTACCGCGTAATTATGAACTAATGTAGAGGTATATGGGTTTTCTTCATCTAGCTCCATAACTGCCATAGCAAAAAAGTCAGAAGTTGGGCTATTCGAAAAAGAGGGGTCAATTCCTAGGATATATTTTTTGTTTTTATCACCCTTAATCTTTAGTGTCGGGTATTCCCCGTCAGGCACGGTACAGGCATGCATTTTCTTCGCACTAAAGTAGCTATCGCTTCCATCAGTGAATTGAGCACAATACTCGCGCTGAAAACTAGAGTGGCTTTGCCCACCGCTTTGAGCTTCTTCAATTATTGTCGGGTCAATCATTTCTTCAGGTAAAGCTTCGTAACCCATTTGAGATATAAAATAGCTTGCGTCCGCAGATTCTTTGCTGTATATTTTTTCCATCCACTCCTTGTATTGCCGATAGAGATTTTCAAACGTATAACTAGCGGAAGAAAGGGCAATCATTTTAGATGTGTTTTCGAACACAAGTCTATCCGCCTCTTTCATGTGACCGTCTTCTATAAGTTTGTCTTCCATCTCTCTGATTTGTAGGCGCTCTTTCATGTTCTGCGGAGCAACCAAGAACGGCATGAGAACGGTGGTAATAATATCTTCAGGCAATAAAAGGTACTCATCAAGAACCAGTACGTTGGCGCGAAAACCACGGATTTTTTCACCGTTAAGAGGGATAGCGGTAATAGAGCCTCCGTTAATCAACCATTCGAATTGGTCATTACGCTTGGCTTTAGCCCCAAAACACTGAGCTAACAATTCAGCCTCTTTAGATTCTACAAGCTTTTCTAAGTGGTTGAATATAAAACGAGCAGTACGAAAAGTCGGTCCAGCAATTAGAATTTTAGTGCCAGGTTCAAATAAGCACTGAAGAAAACAAAACACTGAAGCGATAAATGTTTTACCGCAGCCACGACCCCATACGCACATGGAAAAGTTTCTGTTAAGCATTCCCTTTAGCGTCACCTCTTGGTACGGGGCCAGTTTAAGCCCGGATATCAACTCCGTTGTAAACCCCACATTTGCTCGCAAAAATCTAGCCAAGGATATTTTAGCCTCTTTGTCTTGAAGGTCCCCCTTTAGACTCTTAAACTCCTCGTTCAAGTCGGGGAAATTTCTATCGTATTTTTCTGGAGCGTACCACATTATAAAATCTTAGTATCGTATGCTAGTTGTAAGTCTATTTTTTTATAAGCGCAGCCGCATGTGAATATTTTTTCAATAGTTTCTGAGGCCTCCGCTCTGTTTTTTACAAATAGAAACTGTATGTGAGGATAAGTTTGAATTAATTTTCTTACGTTATGAAATATGTAGTCGGGAGTAACTTTAGTTTTTTTATACACATGAGGAAGGTAATTAAATCCCATACAATTACTAAAGCTCTCCTCGACTAACACAATCAACTGCGCTTCGGCTTCCGCCGCTCTTTCTATCTCTCGCGTAAATCTATCGTAACCGCCACTCAGGGTTCCTATGAAGTCTCCTATTGCCTTGCGTTCGATGTAACAGTTACAGGTGTGCTCTTTAGAACTCAGGGCGTAGTCCCCAAATTTTAATGTCTTAACTTCTGTTTGAAAATTTTTAAATTTTAGGGGCTTCTTTTCCCTAGTGTCGATATACACTGAGTAACTAGAGTCGTTATATATCCCTCCGTATGTAATTTTACGAGGGTTGTGAAATCTGTTCTGGTAACCTAAAGACTCGCATAGTTCGTAATAGCTACCAAAAAGCTCGTTGTAATAATGAACAGGGGGGCTTAATATGCTTCTAAGCTCAACTTGAGTTGGGGAATATACTAAATCTTTTTTTTCTTTTCTTTTAGATAGGAGCTCGGAACAATACTTCTTAGTTTCTTCCTCTGGGGCCTCTTTTAGCCATTTCTTGAGTGTGATTCTTGAATTAAAATCGGAGCTTAAATATTGCTCTTTATTTTTAAATTTAATTATAGATTTATCGAACTTGTCATACCTAGGGAACTCTTGCTGGTAATATTCAGCAACCCTCAACTTATGAGCTTTAAGGTGAGCGTGAAGTTGTTTGTCGGTTTGGAATTCTTTTCCGCATATTGCACATTTAACCATTTAATACCTCATCCTCGCTTATGCCCATTATCCTAGCTTTAACTTCTTCCATAGATGATAGCTTTTTTATCTCAGCTTTTACAGCTTTTTTTCTTAACTCGGCAAGCTTTATTAATTTTTTCCTAGACTCCTCCTCCTTCCACATCTCTACCAAATTAATAATACTGGCATTCGCTTTGATTTGGTTTTTAAGCTTATCGGAGCGCTTTTCTTTCAGGTCGCTGAGCAACTTATGTTGTCGGCCAACGCATTGGTTGTACTCTGTTTGAGCCGCGCTGATGGCGTTTACCAAGCCCATAGCAACCCGTCTACCTTCTGTGTCCTCCGCTGAAACGTCTAGCAATTGCTGTAGTCGCTCAGAGCGAGCCTGAATGGTTGAGCCTATAACTACTTCAGTAGCTAACACTATATACTGGTCAACTTCTTCCTGCGTTAAATCTGGCTTATCATATGTATACCTAACGAAGCAGCTCTCGTATAAAGTCCTATCAGTATTAGTGGCATAGGTCTCCATCTGGTGGACGAATCTATAAGTATTAAGGTAGCCCATTAGGGCCTCTAAGCCTTTTCTAACTCTGGGGCTAATTTTCTTTTTGTCAATTTTAGGATTTACATACTGGTTAGCCCGGATAAGAGTTTTATCAAATGATTTTGGCGGTAGGTACTCGTTAGTGTTGGGTACATCGTTTGTGTCTTGTGCTATTTCATTTGGGTCTAAAGTTTGCAGGTAATCATTAACAGCTCTTGCCTCTGCGTGCAGGTTGGTGATGGTTTCGTCCGCGAATACAACCCTAGCTAATTGGACCGCTGACATAAGACTTGCGTTATTTCTTACAAATTCTTTTTGTTCGTCATTTAGCTCTATAGTTTTAGAGTGGTAAACATGTGCGCCATCAGCGGATATGCCATGTTCGGTCAGGTACGCCTTGAGCTCTCTAGCCTCTTTGGTGCGTCCATCAATGTCGTCTCTACCTGGATAAGCTACAGATATAAGCTCAGCCAAGGACGGGGGATTTTCCTCGCCTCTTTCCTGCCACAGCTCTAAAGCTTTAAGATGTCTTTCTTCAATAGTCACTTATTTAAAATATATCAATTTCTTCGTCATTAAGCAAGGCTTTTACTTTCTTTATTATGTTTTTTTTGATGTTTTTAATCTGCTTGTAGCCAGGCTGCCTATTCTTCTCGGTGGTCCTATACCCCATCTTATTGGCGACTTCTTCTTCAGATAAGAAATCTACATATAAATACTTATATACCATCCATTCATTAGGTTTTAAAATTTTTTGCATTTTTTTATGAAGTTTCTTTGCGGCTCGTTCAATGTCACAATTATCAGTTGGTATAGAGTGGACTTCTTTAGTGTGGTTTTCTAATGATAGGGGAAGCTTCGCGTCATGCGCTCGTTTTTTGGTTTTCTCCCATTGAGCGTAAAGTGGGCAATCGGCGCATTGGGTTTTATATATTTGACATAGGTCTTCGCCTTCAGCAGCAGCACATCTTAAACAGGGTCTAGTAAAATTACCATAGTTGTTTCTGATTAGGTTTTTGATTTGATTGGTGATTATCCTATTTATCCAAGGAGCCAGGGGTTTGATTTGGTCATATAAATGCCATTTTTTATGTATGTGTATCCTTAGAATTTGGGATACATCATCAAAATCCATCCAAGCTAGAGCTGTAAGATTCCACTTACTTCTTCTTTTATTGATTTCAAAATCAACATCACTGACGCAATCTTCAAATTTGAGCTTTTTTTTTCTAGGCATTACGAATCGGGTTTATCTCTTCTGCTAGCCCCAGCTTCTTTCCTAAACTCCTCCATCACGCTTTTTGCGTTCTCTTCCTTTGCCTTTTTACTTATCCTTTTTGCTTTGCCCCTTTTCGCCTTGGGCGCGGGTTGTAGGCCTTGGTCAGAGTCCAAGGAGTTGTTAACCACTTCGCCAAGGGTGACTGAATTA